TTAATTTCGATGGTCATCTTGCTGTTCCCCTCCTTTATTCCTCAATACCTCAACAGCTTGCTTTATGACTGGTGGCAGCGGTACACCAATACGGCCGCCGTTCTCTATGATGGACAGCAACTCATTGGCTAAATAGAAAAAGATCGCCGCATCTCGAAGCAAATGCTGATCTCCGAGCACGCTATCCACTTGATGCGCCACGGCTACAACCAAGAAGATGAATACCTTCCGCGCAATGCCGATCAAGCCGATGCTGCTTTTGAGCTTACCTTCGACCCCGGATGCAATAACCCCGGTAACAAAATCAACCGCGACGATAATAAGCAATACTTGCAGCAGCGCCGGCCACCCACCGAATAGAAATGAGGCAGCGCCGCCAGTAGCAGCAAATACCGTTTTCAATACCAAGTCCAATCTTTCCACGCCATTTCCCCCTTGGATAAAATTAGCCCCCACGCTGCCGTGAGGGCATAAAAATAGCACCTTGCTATGAGCAGGCGCCTATTCCTGTGTCGGAAATTCCCGACCTGTAATTTTCTCGTACTCTGTCGGCGTAATCTCCCCGAACGGGTTGGCCTCCGTCTTCACGGCTGCGCATAGCCCCTCCGCATCGATCCATTTGCATTCAAAAGCGAGCTTCCAGAAATTCATTGCGTTTGCCCTCCTTTAAGTTCAATAATTTCAAGCTTGGCCTTCGTCAACTCAGCACCCAAGCTGTCGACCGTCTGCTTTTGCTGCATGTTGTCGATCCTGGACTGGGTAAGTTCACGGCCCAGACCATCAATAACGCTTTGCTGCTGGATATTCTTGATTTTCATCTGCGTCAATTCTTGGCCTAGCATATCGGTTTGGGACGGCTGCGGCTGCGGATTCAGCGCCTCTATCTCCTCATCCGTTAGGCCGTTCCGCCAGAAACTCGGCCCATCCACTGGCTGCGGCGGGTCCGGCTGTGGATCGTCGCTCTCCGGGTCATGCTCGGCCAGAGCAGCCATGTATTCGGCGTATGCAGCCTCGTATGCCTCCAGCTCCGCCCGGTAGCCCTCGACATCGAATATAGGCTGATATAGGCCGTCAGGCATCGGTACGGCCACGGTGTAGCCTACTAGTACCGTTTTCGGTTCGTCCTCTTGGCCGTTGTCGCGTTGCCCAGGTTCCGGCTGCGGGCCGGGTTCGTCCGGCTCAACTGGTTCCCGCCTATCAAAAACGCCCGTCACGGAGTCCGCAACGAGCGTCGGTTCGATGTAGCGACCGGATAAGTCGGTTATGATTGCTTCTTTCATTGTGCGTCCTCCTTACTTCATTGCAAGGAACGTTATGCCCTGCAATGAAAGATAGTCATTTTTTGCGTTTGATGATCCGATCTTTACAACTCCCGTAGGCTCCACATCTATGCGGACGAGGGCATCACCGACACCTGAAACCCACCCAAGGACTGGAAAAATAAGCGTTCTGTCAGGTCTAAATCCTTTAGGAAGTATGAATAACGGCGTACCTAACGCTGGCGTTCCCTCCCCTAGCAAGCCCTCAACCGTAACAATATTCGATTCATCCTTATAGTAAAACGAACGTTCAAAAGATGCACCATAGTCTTCCCATCCATTAAGGAGTGTCGGCTTTATCCGCTGCGGCGGTGCAGCATCCTTCTCCGCCTTCTGCGTCTCGACTACGCTCAACCGCCGCTGAACATCGCCCACATCCTCCACCAAGTCCGACACAGTCCCACGCAGATTCGATGCAATGGTGCCCCTAATTGGAGTTGGAAGCGTTGGATCAAGCATCGTATAGGTGACGTGGTAGACTGCTGCGGGGTCGAAGTTGTCATTAGATATTGACGCCCTTTGATTCCCGTATGCCGATCCGTCCGATCGGGTTACAATAACCCATTGATGGTCAACTCCGCGTTTATATACCTGATTGATGGTGGCCGCCTTATGATTTAATAACGATGCCGGAAGTGATGTGATATTGATTCCCCAATCACCGTTACCGCCTTGCGCCGGATTCGCCTTCTCCCGAATCACAATGCCGCTTCCGACCTCGACCATGTTCGAGCCTGCGGAGAGTGTCGCACCCAGTTCGTAATTCCGGACGGGTTCAACGGTTGGCTTCGCCTTTAGGTATTGGAGGCGGTAGGGGTAATTATAAGTGCCTGCAGAGTCAATTCCAGCTGGATACGTTGGCACATCGTATTCAACCCAATCTTGCCTGCTTAAACTGTACTTCGCATTGACGGTGCACATGGATATTTTATACCATACTTTACCGCCCTCACCATTATAGAGGACTGTCCGGGGTTGCCCTACTATACCCATCTTCCAACCCAAGAAATACGCCTTAATCTCATCCTGCGTCGGAGTGTAATCCGGCCCCCATCCGCTGTCTGTGTTTGCAATGGAGATGTAAAAATAACCATCGCCAGATACCGCCTGTACATCCGGCGCATCACCTGTAGCACCAGTTGAGAGATACTTACCGTCATATTTTGTTACGTGACCACTGCCGGGGACAGCTAACCCGACCATTTTGAATGCCACTCTTTTGAACCCTGTCTTCGGATCGACAAAATTCCACGGCAATGAACCATCTAACGCAACCTTCTTCCACATCTCATTCACATACGGCAGACCATCGTCTCCCATAAAGAGCGTATCGGAATTGCTGCCGTCTACCGGATGAGCGGCAAGCTCCGTTTCGAAGGCGAGCATGCTGCGTTGCTGCGGCGTGAAGGGCTTCGGTTCGGTGCCAACGGTTAGCACCGGGTTGCGGAAAATAAATTCCCCTGCTGCGGGCGCAGACGTCCAAGCATTCATGTATGCTGTCCCTTGTGGCGCGGTTGCGATGATATTATCTTGCTTGACAAATTCAGATGTCCATAACACGTTGTTATGCCCATCTCGAAAATCAAGCCCAATTTCGCCGTCTCCCTCGCGTTCTATGCGCAACGTGTATGTTTTGCCTTCTACCGCTGGCATTTGCGTAGCACTGTTCATTCGGTCGCCTGTAGATACTACTTTTTGCGTGTACGGCTCCAAAAATATTCCGGATGTTCCGCCATCCCACTCATAAAACGGCGGCAGCAGATTCCCTCCCGTTACGATGGCGTATGGGTTGGTTACGTTGGTCATGCTGTCGACGTATGGATAGCGTTCGGCAACCTGTTCCGGTGTCATCTTGGCGATGGCGTCGTATTCGGCGGCGGTGATTTCGTAAAAAGCGAATGGGCCAATTCGGAACTCTGCGCCAGACGTGCCTTCGCCTCGGAAGTAGTAAACGAGTTTTTCGCGATTTTCCATTTGCGCGGGGCCTATAGTGGCATATAGATACTGCATCCCCGAACCCTTGGAAATCTTGGCCGAGAGTCGTAGACTCGTGTATCCTGTGTCCTTCATCTCCGCAATGGAGAAATAAACCGGGATATCGCATGATACGTTTTCCATGTAGGCCATCGCGACGTAGTGCTTCGAGCGGTCGATGTCGAGTTCGTACCGCGCCCCAAAATGGGCCGTGTCCGTGCGGTTACATACGATTTTCTGGCACTTTGTGCCGATTGGCCCGGTGGACGGCACGATCTCGCTTGTCCCGAAAAACGTAAATAACGGTGATGTCCGGTAGTCAAAATTACCTTCTCTACCGGGCAAGTTGATCAACGTCCGACCCTTCACCTCTCCCATACGGAACGGCGTATCCTGTTCCGACTCTACTATCTGGAGACCGGGCCGCAGCTCAAGGGGCTTATCCGGCGCGTCGGCCAGACCGGTCTCCATGCCATCGATGCGCTGCTCATGGTCCTCTAGCTCAGCGGCGTGCTCCTGCAGCTGCTTGTCGTGCTCCTTCAGTTCCGCCGCTTGCTTCGGAACTTCCGGCGCAATCTTGTCGAACTCAGCCTTATCTGCGGCCGACATGAGCCCCCCTTCCTTCGCCGTAGCAACTGGAATCGGATCGGCTCCGTGCTCCGTGTGGCTGCTGCCATGCGCGCCTGGTGTCGACTCCCCGGAGGCCGTGATAGTTACTTCGTTTGTGGCGGGGTTCGTGGTTACTTTGATTCCGACGCCGCCTTTAAAGGTCAGAGCGTCCGTCTTCTCGCCGGCCTCGATGTCGTTCACCTTTGCAAAGGCGTTCTGATTGACTTCCGCGCCCTCCTCGATGCTGCCCAGCTTCTCGTGGTCAGCTTCCGTTACGTGCATGACGGCGTCGGCCTTGTGGCTATCCAGGTCAGACTGTACGGCATCGACCTCCGCCTTACGGGCCACGTCAGTTTTTGCCGACGGCGCCGCTGCCTTCATTCGGCCGGACGCGTCACGTTGTACGAGCGTCCCAGGAGTGGCGGCCGCCGTGCTGGCATCCATCTTAGCCTTGTCCTGGGCGCTCATAAATCCGTCCGTCGTATCCGTGGCGTTCGGGTGCCGGTGGTCGCCGGACGACTTGGAGTCCATGTCTTTTTGAACTGCGTCGAAGCCGATATTGATATTCTGAAAGTCTTCTGAAATCTTCTTGCTGCCGACCAGGTTACAATATCTATTTGCCATTTGGTGCTCCTTTCTGCCGAATCTGTGTCAGGCGTTTACCTATGGCCTCTTGGATCCCCATGAGAATAGATTCTTCATGCTCCGGCTGGTATGGTACGACGGCCGAAATTACGGCGCAGATTTCTTGCACGGGGATGAGAGGATCAATCTCGACTTGGATGATCGGTTGTATCTTTGCCATGGTGAGCCTCCTTTCTTTTGAAGGAAAAACCTCCCTATTTGTCGAATGGTAGGATGTCAGTCCTACATCGATAGAAGGGAGGTCAATATATTGTCCAATCTAGATAACCGCATAGATCGTTTGGCGCTTGTTTACTTAAAAGAGCACTATGATATCAAAACAATGTCGCCAAAGGAATTTCTAGAAAAGTTCAATGAGATCAGTAAAGAGATTTTTGATGCCTATCAAGGTACACGTTAATCTTCATTCTCATATGAACTCCGAATTAATGGTTTCCATGTCTGGTTAAGCCGCTCCTCTTGAGCGGCTAACTCCTCCTTTACAATCTCCCGTATCCGCTGTTCGTCCATGATTTTTCCTGTTACCGATCCGGTATACAGTCCCGCCCCATAATAAGGGCTTTTGTAATCCTTATTTACCAAGGTTTCAGGTTTTACGAATCCACCGATAGGCGGCTGTCCTTCAAACTTTTCCCCTATATCCTTCAAAGTCTCGATTAGCTTGGCTACAGCATTCACCATCTCCGGCAACGGATGCGGATCTTCCATACAAACAACTCCATCGTTTACTTGTTCTTGAATCCAATCAAGCAACTTCACCGTAGTTTCTTCGATTTTTTGCACTGTTTCCTTTTCCATCTCTGCGCCCTCCCTCCCAATCAAAAAGGCCCCGCCAGCGGCGAGACCTTCATGAATGGTATGTTTATTTTTTATTAAGTGCAGCCAGGGCTTCCTCGACTTGCTCAAGTTCTTTCGTATACTTGGCTTGCATCGCATCGTAATCCGCTAATTGCTGATCGTATGCAGATAAAGAAGTTCCTTCTCCTCGCGGAGCACCTGACGCTTCCATGGTTTTGATTTTATCCAGAATTTCTTTGCGTTCCTTTTCAATGTTAGCCAAGGTAACATTTTTAAGACTATCTCTATTACGGATCAATGAATCTTTTGATCTGCCTAAATAGGGATTGTCCTTCTCTGCTTCTGTACTTTCTTCTGGTTTTTGCACAGGATTGTCAGAGTCTGAGGTTATGATTATCTTCTTGCCCTCCACCTTCATATCTACCCCCAATGCATTGGAGATTCCTCGAACCGGCACATTCGTCCGCCCGTCAATTACTGCACCTTTGTCTTGCAGCGTCTTCCCGTTAACCACTACCGTATACTCGCCGGTTACTTTTTTTCCGACCAAAGTTTTAACCTGGTCAGCAAAAGCACTCCCCGCAGTCGCCACAAGGGCACCAATAACAACCCCACTTAATAGATAGGTCCATTTCTTCATTCATGTCTACCTCCGTAGCAATATTTACCTACATATTACCACTACGGGGTCGAGGTTGTGAAGGTTCCGCCCCAGTTCTGGTTATCACGGTTTCCATGGTTATGTGTTCCAATGTTTACCGTATGAGTGTGGTTTCTTAAAATATACCTGATGTTTTCTAATTCATCACGAAGCCCTTGAATATCCCCTATTCCTAATCTTAATCCACTGACACCATATCGAAATTCCACGTAACCGTTGAACGTCGTGTACCCCTGTATATTTACCGGGCCACTCGTGTTGTTTGAACCAATGAACAACGAATCCGAGATAATGTTTAACTGGTTTTGCGACTGGTAGGAATTTATCTCCCCGGCAAAACCGCCATTCGATCCGAAGAATGAAATAGCCGATACCCCTGAATCTGAGCCTGTATTTATCCGGATACGATTATTTCCGTAACTGTCATAGGTCCGGAAGCCACTGGAATCAATCTCAATACGCCGACCAGATGCCGCGGTCTTTATCGACGATCCGATGATGGTTGACCCGTTGATCGTTCCGCCGATAATCGAGGCGGCCGTGATGGTGCCGCTGAATGTCCCATCCACGCCGACCAGCGTCCCCGTAAAGGTCCCGCCCGCTGCTGATAGGTTTCCGGCAAACGTGCCCCGGGCCGCCCGCAGCTCGCCGCTGAAATCGCCGTCGACTCCCCGGAGGGTGCCCTTAAACGTGCCGCCCGCCGCCTGTAGGTCGCCCCGAAACGTACCGCCCGCCGCCTGCAGGTTCCCAGAAAAGATGCCGTCCACGGCCTCCAATGTGCCATTGAACTTGAATTTTCGACTTGGGACATCGAACCACAACGCGCGGCTGCCGTCCGCATAGAAGCTCAGTTCCTCCCCGTTGAAGACGCCTTTATAAAGATGATCTTCCCGTTCAACGACGATCCCCTCGGTTCGGCTGTGCGTCACGCCGTAATATGGCTTACCGTACCGGACCGTATTTTGATTGAGGCGGTTCACCTGCTGGGTCAGACTTCCCTCCAGGTTAAACTCACTACGCTGCTCAGACGTAGACGGCGCATCGATTTTGTGTTTAAGCCCACCCTTGAAACTGAGCGTTTGCCGGAGGATGCATGACGTGTAACGCTGGATACCATCCCACGGAATATCTGTATCCTCCCAGCTGGTGATTGTCTCGATCCAGCTCCGGCTCTCATGCTGTTCAAAGCCGATCACGTCCCCTTGGTCAAGATGGGGGAATCCCCGGGAATCCATCGTCAAAGGCAAGTATGATAGCCCGTTCAGGCGAGACAGCAGGTCATTGACTTGGGCTTGAGTCATAAAGGGATTCTCTAAATACAGCGTGTGATTCTCGTCCCCGTTCCCGGCCTCATAGGTGAGCTGATCTTCCGTGTTGTACATTACCTCAATCCGCGTAAAGGTCTTGACCGGGTTGACCTGCTTGGCTCTAATATAATCCGCCGCAGTCAGGTTGAAAACAGGAGGGGCGCCAGCGGAAAAACGCTTGAATCGCATAACGCCATCCTTGCCCATGTAGACGCTGGCGCCATTGGCCCCCGCGATATAGGCCAGGACTTGGCGACAAGAATATCCTGCTGGACCGGCTTGAATCTGATAGGACGGATTGATAACCACGCTGCTGTCATAAGAAAAGCCCAAGCGTGTGCAAATCTCGTCGAATACGGCCTTTTGAGACGTTGGGTAGGACAACTGGGAGATATAGGCCACATCGGCCGTAATCAATTTGTCATAGCAGACGTAAGTCCAGACCTCATTGACCTTCTCGCGAGAATCGATATAGAATTCGCCCAGGGGCAGCCACTCCGTCGCTCCAGCTACCCAAGGGATATTCATATCCAACCATGGATACTCTGCATCCAACCAACTCATGCCGTCCAACGATAACGCAATGAATGGTTTAACTTGAGCATTCGGGCGGATCGCTTCCGGCAGCCGCAATTTAATGGTCAGCTTGGACGGGATGGCCGTTCCAATTTCAAATTCATCCGCAGCGGCCAGTATGTTTTCGATCGTAAAATCCACGATGTTTGCACTGGTGTATTCCTGCCCATCGATGATGGCCTTGACGATATACTGCTTGTCATGCCGCTTTAAGTAGTCCGCAAATATTGGTGATATCGGATACATAGCATCACTTCTCCGTTAGGGTTACTTTTAACCCGTTCCACATGATTTCCGAGCCCTTGGCGACGGCAAAAGGAGTCGGGCGGTTCCCCACGTAAAAGGTCTTAGTCTCATATTGACCAGTCATAGGATCGGGATAGGTAACTGGGAAGAATACATTTTCCATTGACTGCAGAAGCGCGGATATGGTGGCCCAAGGTAACGGCCCCCAGGTCATTTCAATCTGTCGCTTGACCGCGATCCTGTCCCGGTTTAGCGTGCCGTCCGCAGTCCGAACGGATGATTCCCCATCATCCAAGTCTAGGGTTGTGACCATAAACTGTGACGGGTACGCGGCAATCTCCAGACCGTTGATTTTTATCTGCATGATACCTCCTATCTGGCAAATAGCGAGCGGCCCGCTTGTCTCTCAGCGCTTCCTATCGCCCGAGCTGCCAACCGTCCGAACTCTGTTTCGCCTATTGTAATTCCCGATTCTTTCGCCTCGATGCGGCGCAAAATATCAGCCATCGTCATCAACGCCTCAACAACCGGCTGGTTATTCGCCCCGATCATATCCTGTAACTTGGACAATGGGCTGACAACCTCAGGATCGACAGAGGCGCCGCGGTTATCGCCGACCATTGCAAGCGTTGGACCGTATGCGAGTCCGCCCTTCGCAAGTTTCGGTATCTCGGGCAAGGAGATTCCAAACGTCCCGCCTCCGAACATTTCCGGAATGTCGAAACTGAGCTTATTCGCTTGCCTGATAAAGAAGTTGATCCCGTCGATAAGAAGGTTTATGGCCCCCTTAAATACGCCCACAATGGCGTCGATGATGCCGACGAAGATATCCTTCATTCCGTTCCAAGTTCTTTCCCAATCCAAAATCAAGACGCCGGCGATAAAGTCAACGATGCCGCCCAGGGTCTTAATTATCCCTTTGGCCACGTCAGCAATCACACCGGCAGCTGTACCGATGACATCCCCAATAAGCGAGAAGATATCGGAAAAAGTCGGACCGAGTTTCTGCACCAACCAGTTGATAATTGGAAGGATAAACTTGTTAAATATATCCGTGGCGGCCGTGGCCAACTTGCCCACAAAGTTTACAATCTCTTTAATGAGCCCTTTCAGATGCTTATCCCAAAGCTGGGTTAACATGTTCAGCATGTTGGTTACAAATGGTTTTAAGAAGCTATTCCACAAGTTGTTCCATAGCTGCTTGATTCCGTCCAGTGCTTGCTTAACGCCATCGACGATTTTCTTACCCCAGTCATCCCAAAATCCCTTAATGATATTAAGGGTATCGAGGATGATTTTGGATATCAGTTTCATGACCGGGTCGACAACGCCGGACCATAAATCGTCAAATATCTGCTTCACGCCGCTGAATAGCGACCAAAATATATCAAGCGCCCCGTTAAGAAATTCGGTAAGGATCGGCAGCCCATTCGTAACAAACCATTGCAAAATCGGGTGGACAGCTTCCCGCAGACTATTAAAAACATTGAGGGCGCTATCCAGGAGCCCGGCCAGGACGCCGCCCAACATCACAATGCCCTTTTGCCACAGAGGGACAACGCCAGTCATGATCCAGTTTTTCAGGGGCTCTCCAAGGCTAATGAGGTCGTTGTACCACTGCCCGATCGCCATTTTCCACTGTTCCAGCACCGGGGCTATTTGCGCCCAAGCGGCCGAGAACGATGGGCCGAACGTCTCCACGAGCGCCATCCAACCCGACTTGATATAATCCCAGGCGCTCCCGAACGACGACTTAATCGACGCCACCAGCGCATCCATCTGTGACTGGATACCCGTGATATCCATATCCGGCATCGCCATTTCAAAGTCACCAGGGCCACCTGCAGCGGAGTCATCTCCACTCTTGGACATGTCCAAAGTGTTCAGCTCGTCAAAGGATGCAAGCGCCCCCTTGGCTTCCTTTCCCGCCTTCTTCGCCGCTTTTCCGTATCCGGCCAAGCTCTTTTTCGCCGTCTCGATCCCTTTGGCTGCCTGGTAGGACTGTTGATACGTCTTGCCAAACAGTGCACTAATAAACGCCGCGATATAGGCCGTTGCCTTTGCAAGCCATGCCATTAGGGCATTGATCGCGGGAAGGATGGCGTCATAAATCGGTTGAAATGCAACGCGCAGGTTGGTTTTGATGGCATTGAGACTGGCGACGTATTGGGCATTGGTCTTTAATGAGGACCCTAAGTAGTCGGTAAAACTCCTCACGGCCTTATATAGCGCGGCAAAAACAAATACCTGCTTAAGGACACGGCTGAATGCCGCCGTGAATTGATTACCCATCCTCCCGGCGTTTCGACCGGCTGTGTTGAATGATGTTCCCGCGCCAGCTGCTGCTTTCGCAGCTTTATCGAGATTCGATCGGATCGGCTTCAGGGGCTTGTTCGCTTGGATCAACTTACTACCGAGTTTTTCGACTGGCTTCTCGGCCTGGGCAGCAGCTTCCCCTGCCCCTTTCAGGCGGTCCTCCAGTTCCCATATCTTTTGGGCCGTCTTGTCACTGGTCTGTGTGAGCCGGAGCAGCGTGCCTTCGGTGTTAATAATCTTCTCCTGCAGCTTGCTTTTGCGCTTATCCGAAAAGGCATTTTCATAGGCTTCGTTAAGCTCGGCAAGCTTACGCTGCTGGACATCGATTTTAGCGTTGACATTATCCAGGACGGCGGACAGATCGCCTATCTTGGCCTTAATGGCTCCAGTATCAACTTCCGGCGCGGCAATGGTACCAGCCCCCGCGCTCTTCAATCCTTTGAACACGCTGCCGATCGATCCCCGCATCGTAGCCGCAAGCGATCCGGCTATATTGGATATCTGCTTGCCGATCGGCTTCTCATCCAGTTCCAGCCCAAGGCTGACCCTGCCCACTTCATCCGACATTCGTTCACCTCCTTACCGAACCAAATAAAGAGGACACCTAATGTCCAGGTGTCCCGAATGCTTGGGCTATCATGTTCTGGAACTCCTTCACGGCGGCCGCCGCTTCCTCGTCAGTCCATTGGGCTTGTTTCATACCGCGCGTTCGCCACTCGTTCCGGATTCTCTTCTGCTCCGGCGTAAAATGCTTCAGCTTCTCTCGGTCATTCTCACTCCTGATCCGTACAATCTGACCGAGCGGCGTTTCAGGCATGATGCCGGCGAGCAGCGTGCAAAACTCATCCCAGGTCATGTCCGGCTCGGCACGTAGACGTATGCCGTACTGCGCGGCTATGGACGCCTCTATAAGGCCCCAGTCCTCGTACAGGTCATACCATTGTTCAGGTCGTCTCTTGTTTTGAGGCGAGAAATCGGGCCTCCACGGCCTCGTAGTCCTCACCCATTGCGCCCGCCAATGTGGCTACTAGAATGACCTGATAATCGGCGAAGGAAATATCCGACTCGTTAATCTCCTTCACAGCTTCCTTACCTAGTGCCAGCTCAAGCACTTCGTCCAGGTTTGATCCGTCGCCTTCATCCATTTTCGCTTGGATGGCAAGGACCGTATTTTTCCGGTTGTCGATCCGATATTCCTTGCCTTCGCCCAGTTTTAGGACCGGTCGCTCGTTTGTCAACTTCCCCGTGATATCTATCGTCTTCGCCATTACTTACCGCTCCCCGCTGTGTATTTTGGTTGGCCGTCACTCATCAATTCGCACTCCAACGCGGAAACAGCCGCGCTATCCCCGCCGTTCGGAGCGCTGACATTCACGATGCAGTCAAATTCCAATGTGCTGCCATCTGGAAATTCAATAGAGCATTTACTGGAGCAATCCAATCCAGACTTCCAAGCTGTATTGGCGATATAATCATTGCCCGGATCGCCGACATGTCGCTTACCGTTCAACGTAATGCTGAACCCCTTCCCCGTCATCAGCCGGCGCACCCACCCGCCCGTCTCCATCGGTGTCCATTCCTCGACATTGCCGTCAATCGAAATACTAAATGTCTCCATTTCTTTGATGAGTGCCATTTCTTGCTCTGTGCTTTCCCGGCCTTTGGTGCCGATCTTAAATTTAATGTCGAACACCGGGAAAACTCCACCCGTTATCGCCATCGGTCTCACTACCTTTCGTAATAAATGTGTGTTTCAATCACGTATTCATAGACTCCTTCGCCATCCGTCCCAACGCTGACCGGCTCCGCCTGCGGCATTTTAAACATGATCACTCGCTTCCCGCCGATGGTGGCCGTCTGGCCGAACAGCGCAGCGTAGACCTCCTGAGCCTTCTGCTCCGCAGTGTTGGCGTTGCGGCCCCAATGAATCAATATGGATACCGCCTTGACCTGGTAACCAGTGGCCTCACCGCCGCCTACAGCCAGGCGAACGGGCGCGCCGGTCGTATTGTACAAGCCAATGCATTGCTGCTTACTACCGTCAATCTTGCCAATGTACCACTGTGGGCACTCGATGGCGGTCTTTAGCCAGTCTCGGACCTCGGCAAGTGTCATCATTTAACCAGCCCCTTCGCTGCTGTTTTGAGTAGACGGGCATATGTCTCTCTGACAAACTGCCGCTTGTCTCCGGCATGATATCGCTCCATCCACTTGCCCTGGGCATTCGCATTTTTATCGGACCTAAAGTTATATTCCGGATGCCAATACAAGCGGCGCGCATACGGAGTATCGAAGACGATTTTTACTTTGCCTTGGCTAAGCTGTGACGTGTCCACATGTCCGCTCCGCTCCAGCTCCCCGGTCTGCTTTGGCACGACGGCGGATGTCACGATATCCGATTTTACGGCCTCGGCCGTCATCTCCAGGGCCCGCTTCTCAGCTTCGGCCAGCTTCTTGAGAGCGCCCTGGTTGATTATCACTTTCGCTTTAACCTTCATCAGCTTAACTCCAGTTCTGTGCTGAATACGGAGCCGTCGGGATTGCGAGGGCGCCTCGTGCGGAAAATGGTCTTCTGCTCGGCGCCGATCTGCACAAAGCCCTCGATTACTTTCCCGGGATTGATATCTCCCTCAATGATGATGAGCCCAGAGAGCAACACCAGGCGCCGTTCCGAGTCGAGTACCTGCCTAGATTTCTCGTCATAACAACAGAGCCCATCGAAGATTAAATCCTCGACAGGCTCGCCGTCTTCGCTTAATTCGGTTTGATAGACTTTGACCGGAGTAACCTGGTTCCATTTTGGAAACGGAAATCTCATCACCAGATCCCCCTATGCGTCAAGCCGGTTGACATGAGCAGGTTTATTACCTCATCCGATGTATGCACGCCACCGGCTCCCGTTGCAGCCTTGAAGCTCATGGACGTGCTGCCGGCACTGTATCCGGATATGGGCATGCTCAGGAAGTCACCGTATTTAAAGACAAAATCCGCCTGCTGACAGACGGACTTTTTAATATTCATCTGTTGGAACGGCGTGAGCTGGTCGAATCCAATCTTCCGGATGCGGTTGTATGTCAGCGTGTCTACCTGGTCAGATGCCCTCTCAAGGGCCTTATCCAATCGTTCCGTCGGAATCAGCCCGTCTCCGTATTGCTCATAGTCTGCTGCTTTTGCGTAAGACATGGGATCACCTACTTGTCGCCTTTGGTCTTCTCGCCTTGCTCAAGCTCGGTTACTTTCTTCCTCAGCGCTTTAATCTCTGATTGGGCAGCAGCGTACCGAACCTTCAGTTCCTCATTTTCAGCCTGGGCACCGCCGCCGGCTTTTAATTCTTCAAGCTCGGCCTGAAGCTTTTTATATTCTGCATATGGCACGGTCTTGCTTGGGGAAACAGCGATAGTTTGAAGTTGATCGCCATTCGCCTCGGCAATATCATAGCCCATATTCAGATATGTCTGTTTTTCTGTTTCCTGAATCTTTAACTGCTTGTTGCCCTTGACTGCATATAGCATTATTCGCCACCTCCTGCGCTACCTTCAACGTTCATTTGTACAGCAGCTACTTTCCTTTCGATAAGGAATAAGTCCGTGTAACGACGGTTTTGATACAGCCAGCCATCGCCTTGTGTATGACTTCCAGGCTCCCAAAGGTAAATTGCGGTATGTTTAACCGGAGCTAATACGCAAGATGGATGTACCAAAATCATATTGATTTGCTTTGCCCCTACGCCTGTTACCGCACCATCGGAAAAATCGTAAACTGTCTTCATCCGATCGGAAGGCACCTTGATAAGTGTTACGTCATCAAGTTGCCGCACAGCACGATCAATTTTCCCATTATTGTTCTGGACACTGCTGAACCGCTGAATATCGGCTGCCTGTTTCAAAAGCTTATAAACTGTCGGCGTGGCGTACAAAACCCGGCCGCTCTCCGGTACGCCGGCCTCGTCCATTTTTTCCATCATGTCATCATAGACGAGAAGAACGTTTGTAACATCAAGCTTACTCGTATCTGGCTTACCACCGAACTGCACCATTTCGGCATACAGTTTACTGTACCGATATTTGTCCAGTTCAGGGATCGCCTGTTCCGTTTCAAACACATTTGTTACATTGGCAGCGGATAAGATTTGATTAGTTTCGTCCACATCCATCGCGTCAACATAAAACTCTACATCACGGTCATGCTGGAGTACCTTCGTTTCAAAGTCGTTCGCGATAGCTTGCCGATTCCATCCACCTGCGCGAGAGTGATCTTTATAGCCAGCTACGTCCATACGTGGGATCTTGATCGTCTTAGCCCCCAACCACATAACGCGATCGGTCGTAAGTGCTGCGGAAGTAAGCTCCCTTGCATATTTTTGCTGTAAATTAGTCAAAAAAGAATCAACATAATTGTAAGCCATTAGTTATTCACTCCTAATTAATTTTGTGTTGTGTTTCCGAAAATAGCAGCGAGTTGGTCATTGGCTGCCTGACCAGTTCCTTGACCGTTGCCGCCTACCTTAAATCCCGGTTGCTGTTGCTGTGCAGCCTCCTCCGACTTGAACAGGAACGCCTTGGACTCTTGCAGCCCCTTCAACTGCTCATCCAAACCGACAACCTTGTCGCCGTCGATCACCAGCTTGGACTTGTCAAACAAGCCTGTAACCAGTGCCTCATCGTGGACTTTGCCATTCAGAGCCGACTTGATGGCATTGGTCAACGTCAGTTCCTTCAGGTCGGATTCGTATTTCTCCTTGGCCGTCTTGTTTTCAGCCTGCAGCTGCTCGATCTGCTTCTTCAGCTCCTCGGACAGGCCCGCGGTCTTCCCAAGTTCCTCGATCTGCTTGTCGCGATCAGCGACATCCTTCTCGGCTTTCTTCTTGGCCTCGTTTAGCTCATCAAAGCGTGCCTTTGGAATAAAACCTTTAAGTTCCTCAGCAGATGCAGCGGCCGCTTTCGTAGCCTGCTCCTCCGTCAATCCTAATGCGATAAATTCCTCTTTCGTCATATGTGGTCCATCCTTTCATCTTCACTTTTTATCCCGGTCGTGTCCGGTGATGTCTTGTTCTTTAACGTCTGCAATACCAAAAAGACGGCATAATAAAAGCACCATCAGATACTGATAGTGCTACAAGAATTTATACTTTCTCCCGGCGACGCATACGTCGGAGCTCAGGATGATCCGCCAGGTGCTCCTTCAACCTCTCGGTCCACTCCTTCACCTTCGCGGCGTATTTCTCCTGGTTCGATTCGTCGAGTGAGCCAGCTGCCAAGCGCTTGTATCGGCGTAGCTGGCGCTCAATGTATCGCTGCCGCTGTTCGGCCTCATAATTCCGCTTAGCCGTCTCCTCGTCCACCGGGGGTGGCAACTGCGTGATGCCTGGAAAGTATGTCGCCAAGGTATGCCGGCAATTGGGATGGAATGCGCCTTGTTCCATTGCATACGACAGCAGCACATAACCTGTATCCCGGGACAGCTCGGCGGCCTGCTCTTTGGATAGGGACGTGTACACGTCGTCAATAAGGATCGTTCCTTGATACGGCATGCACCAAGGCGAACAGTTATCGTGTGCAGACATTATCACCGTATAAATGCCCCACTCGTCGCGCTTCTTGCCCTCGCCTAAAAACGTGGCCCGCTGCGACGCCGTCCGGAGGGCCATCTCCGCATAGGCCGGAATCGTAGCGCGGCGGCCGTTTGAATAGGTGATACAATCGATCCCGCGTTCCAGAAACTCCTTCGTGGCAGCATCGATCGCCTGGTCGAGGGTTTTAGCCCCGGCAGTCATATGCACCTCGGCCTTGTAAATCACCTGCCGATACACGTCATCCATCCGGCGGAGCACGCCATGCTGCGCCTTCTTCAGGTCCTTCTTGACCGTATCCTGGAGCGCGCCGAGCTTCTTCTCGTTGAGAGCGAAAAAATCGGATTCAGGCGGTGCCTTTGGCAGCTCCACAGTAGGCCGAGGCTCCGACGAGGGAGGCGGATGGAAGCCCTGAGGGAAGCCGAGCTCTCCAGTCGATGTGATGCGGCGCCGGCCGAATGGCTTCAAAACAAAATTGACCACCCGATTCCAAACTCGCTCGAACCGGCTTTCGCCATCTGAAAAACTTTGACGGAGGACGTCATCGACAAGGCGCTCGGCCTCCCTGCCTGCGGTATCGACAATCCGCTTGTTGGCCTTCCGGTACTGGCGGAGGTTCCGCAGCTTGGCACGCTGCCACTGCTCAAAGCGAAAGCCGACATTCTCCTCTTCCGTCTTGTGCCTGGACAAGTTGCGGCGCATGGAGTTCACCAAGTTCAGCGTCATCTCGTCGAATATGGCCCGGATATCGTACGGGCTCTTCTTCTCTTCACTCATTCTTCCTCACCAGCTTCAGGCGGGACAGTCTCAGGTGGATCGTCGTGCTCCCCGACCTGCGGCTCATCCATGCTAGTCAGCCCCTGCTCTTCCTTCAAACGGGCCACCTCAGCAGCCTTTTGTTCCTCAGTCCATGTGTCGCCATAGAGCTCTTCCACGGCCTGCTCGATGCTCATGATGCCGTATGTCTTCGCCTTGCCGACCGTTTCCACAACGCTATCAAACGACGGAGAGGCATACTCCCCAAAGGTCACCGCTGCCGGGTACTCCCCCGCGCTGAGGTTACGCATCGTGTCGTTAACCTTCAGGACGACATCGACCAGCTGCGGGATGACCTCGTTCAGTCGCTCTATGATTTTGCCCCGTGTATACAGCGTGGCCTTTTCCTTCTCGCGCTGGGCCTCGGCATTGTCCAACTTTTTAAGGTCGATCCCCAATGTCGATGGGCTAATGATGCCCTGTAGACACATATCCAGCGCGCTGGCGTAGCTCGCGACGAATGCCTCGTATAGGATCTGCGGCTGTACCATGTTGATCTGACCTTTGGCATCTTCGGCCATGACGCTCCCCACCCGGACAAACTGATTATCAAATGGGTTCGGCCGCATCAGTGCCCCGGTCTGGGGATTCTTAGGAATTAAGTCTTCCGGTATATACTTCTGGACCCTGCCGGCACGTATAGCATCAACCCACTGGCTGATTACCTCATCGAGGGCGTCAAAGCTGTCTGCCTTGCTGTCAAATATCGACTTGCCCCGCCCGCGCCATTTCTTACTCCGGAAGAATGCCAACGGCACGGCCATAATAAAGTCGCCGTCATACGTGACATCTGCCAGCTCTGCAGTCTCCGGCACCGTGGACAGCGGCACTTCCTTGCCCTCCGAGTTGAGCAGCCGATACTTGATGTACCCGCGCCCGAACGTCTCCTCAAGGCGATAGTCCTTATCCTTGACGGCGTAGTCGGTATAAAACAATACCTCCTGCAGCCGCCCCCTGGTGCGCCTATAATCCACCCGCTCACCGGAATAAAATTCGATGATCGGATATTCGGTTACGTCTGTGTCCACTGTAACCTTGAATGCACCATCACCGGCGACAAGCGTCTCAACGATCGATTCCCCAACCAGTTCGTCAAAGTCGTTGTCGTCGCTGATTTCGGCCCATAAGTCCGTTTGCTCCTGGCTCTCCAGCTCGATGCCGTCCAGGTCGGCCACGACGATGTCAGACAGTCGCTCCGCAATCATTGCCGGCAGCCCGGAATGAATCTTCCTGATTGACAAGTCCTCGCTCGGCACCGCCGCCCAAAATCGGGACTTGCTCACCGGGTCCAATGCTGTCTGCTTATAAAATTGATCCAGTTCGCTCGGATCGCCCCGATACCAAAGCCGGTTCCGCAGCACGTTCGTGTTATACGAAAATGGCTCTGTAATCGTGATGACTCTATTTTCAGGCGCCGGATTGATCCGCAGCATCTTCATGATCATGTTTTTAAACCACCCCACTTTCTCACGCTCCTAACAGGTACATTGTTTCGGCTACGCCCGTTGTAGCATCCGGCGCGTCATCATACTTGTTCTCGCCTTCCCGCTGATACCATGTCATGGCCTTGTAATACTCCGGCCAGCGGTCCCGCCAGTTGACGGGATAATAGATATGATTCATGACCCAGGTAGCGTTGCTGACTATCCTGGCGATCTTGTTCTTGCTCTGATGAAACCAGCTCACGTCCGTTCGGTTGCTCCGGTGTTCTTCCTCCAGGAGCCGCTTCACATTGCGCGCAAAGGCCCGGCCGCCGTTGTTGCTCTCGATGCGAGCCTTGTTGACTTGCAGCTCAAAAAGAGCCTTCGCGACTGCCGGCTCTGTAATCTCCATCGGCTCTTTTGTATAGATGACATCCAGGACGTATGCCTCTTTCTGATACACTCCCCAGATGATGTTGCACAGGTAGTCAGCTCCTTGGTCGGCGGAGTCACAGTAAGCATAGATGCCGGTGAATAGCGGATTGCCACTGGCGTCCTTTGGCAGCTCCGTGTATGTCTTGAAGCTGCTGTACAGCTTGCCTTTGATGTCGATCGGGATCTGCTGATAGTTCGCGCTGGCGATGTCTTCGCCCATGGCCCGCACCTTCATGTCATACGATTCCCGGGAAAGGATATCAGGGCATAACATCGTACCGTCATCCTGTAGCGCCTTCATGCTAAGGTGCCGGACCTTCTTTTTCTCTTCTGCAAAATGCCCAAGTGCTCGGCCAGCCAGATCGCCGGTCGCCCATCGGGTCATGATAATGATGATCTTACCGCCTTCCTCCAAGCGCGAAAGCATCGTATTTACGAACCACTCCCAATGCTTCTCAAGCGTGGCCTCGTTATTGGCCTCCTCAGCGTTTTTTATCAAGTCGTCAATAATGAGGATTGAAGCCCCGAAGCCTGTCGCCGTACCCGTCGGAGACGTAGCCAGATAGCTGTTATAGCCGCCTTCTAAGCTCCAGAGGTTCATGGCAGCATCGCCTTGCTTAATCCTCACCTGTGGAAAGATATCGCTGTACACGATGACTTCCGGATCCGCCTTAACCGTGCTGATGCCATTACGGACAGCCTTCGAGAACGTCGTGGACAGCGTTTCGTTATACGAGCCGGTCATGACCTTCTCTTGCCGGTTCTTCCCGAATACCCACTGAGCGAACATGGAGGCCGTCCTGGACTTGCCATGCCGAGGCGGTAGATTGATGATAAGGATATCATCGTCGGACTCGTAAAAATCCTGCATTTCGCCGCACAGCTCGCCTAGAAACGCCCGATCATCCCGATAGAAGTCCGGCGCCATAGCCTGACAAAAGTAAAAAAACTCGCGATTAGCGAGCTCAATAAGGGCGTATCGTTTAATTGTCTCCAGGTCAACCATCGCGAATCAGCTTCCGTAGTTCTTCGGTCGTCAGGCCCTCCATCGGGTTGTTTACGTCCATGCTGCCGCTGTGCTGGATGTCTTGCTTGTCCCTCCATTTGTCTGGGCGACGGTTTTTAAGCCAGAAAATTTGGGCCGTCACGTCTGGCTGGACCTCTTTTGTGACTCGCTTGGTCTCGACCATGACCGTAACTGGATCGCCTGTCTCCTCGTCAATCTGCGTCGCGGCTTCCCTTGTCACCTCGTCGTACTGGTACCCGATTGCACGCCTGAATAGGGCATTCTCGACCTCCACGTCGGCTACTTCCTTGCCCTTTTTTAAGGCTGCCGATAATGCCGGGTACTTTTTGACATACTCCCTAAAAGTGGAGTAGGCAACGCCTAATTTTTTGGCTATGTCCTCGTCTATTGTGCCATCCCGCGCCCATGCCCCTACAAGCAGGAGCTTGGGCTCAACGTGTGAATGATACTTATTTTTCCGTTCTCCTGCCATGTTATCAGCTCCTCTCCGTGAAATAAGAAAAAGCCGCTGAACTCTGTCAGCGACTTAATTTGTAAAGCGCATATTGATTTAATGACACATTTTCGGCCGCTGCCTTCTCCGCCAAGTGTCGATGTAAGGACTTCGGCATGCGAACAAGGAACTTTCCGCTGTACTCCTCGTCTTCTGGTTCCGGAATAGGATCACCGTACTCCAGCTTTATTTCAATGTGTGTCTTGAATACTTCTTGAAGATCCTTATATGCCTCTTCCCACGTGTTGCCGGACGTATGACAACCGTCCAACTCCTTTACCGCTGCCCAAAAGCCATCCTCTGTGCGCTTCACTTGAAAGGTATATGGCAGGCTCAGGTAATAATTGAGATCCTTTTGCTTTTCCATAGTGTTTTGGCTTAAGATAGGGGACATAAGGGGAATTACTCCCCCTTATGCTTGTTCAACCTCGTAAGCGCATCTTCCACAGCCTTTGGATGGACTGGATTCTCGCGCTTCACGGTGGTTAAAAGCCCTTGTGCGTTTCGGAAATGATGGTGTGAACCGACTATTCTCACCTCTATGTATCCGGCGTGTTCAAGGGCTTTTTTCACCTCTTGAAAGGTTATCCCTTTTGGCTTCCTCATCATTTTATTGACGAGTTTTTCTATCTTAGCCATGTTTCACCTCCTGTAATTATGATATCATATATAGTATCACATAGTCAAGTAGTGAAAACAGAAAAAGCACCGCGAAGGGTGCTTAAATAATCTTTAGAACAACATTTTTCTTATAGCTATTTTCAATATCGGTCCAGCAGTTCTCTTTTGTATAGTTCCCGATTCCAATTTCTGATATTAAGAGATATACTTCCGCTAATTGTCTTTTGGCATCTTCCTCAGACATTGTTCTTACCAATTCTATAATTCTCTGGGTCGTTGACATCCCCATTCCTCCTTCCTCTCATGCCATACTTCGACAAAAGGGCCGCGACCACATCTCTAATTCTTCCGACACTATCATATTAGCATGTCAAATATGGAGCATGTGCGCCTCCCATCGGCCATGGATGAGCCACGTTTAAGACATCCCCATAAATCGGCAATATTGTCGGATCGCCTCCTCCTTCCTTCTGGTGTGTGTTCGAAGCGATACGTTAAGCTCATCCGCCACTTCATACACAGTCTTTTTCTCGATATATCGCAATCGCAACAGCTTTGCCAGCTCTTCATCCATTGCATCCAGCACCGCGTCAATCCTCTGCTTTTCTGCCTTCAGATCCTGATACTCCGCCAGCTGCGCCAGTATTGCCTCGAATCCGTCCGGCGTACCCGTCCGCGCCTCGATGACCTTCGCGATCTTCCGTTGCAGCTCCTCCAGCAGCTGCCGATCCTCCTCATCCGCCGGCTCGCAATCCTGGACGGCCTGAAGCTGCGCCCGAGTCCCTGCAGGGTAACGGGTCAGGTATGCGTGCGCTGTAGTCTCCAGGCGCTGCTCCCTTGGTGTGAGATACATATACGACGGCAGCCCCCGCAGCCGGCGATGCAGCTCCTGCAGGTGGTCGTCTTCGTTGAGCAGGGACACGGTGATCCCGTTTCCCACGCTATACGTTTCGAGAACGCGCAGGCGGCCAACGATGTCACGGTATCCAGTAAGCTGCTCAATCACTCGTTGTTCTATCTGTTTTGTCAAAAAGACACCCCCCATTCATGTTAAGTTACTCATTAGCTGAATCTCAACACGAGTTGTCCGGCCTGCGACGCAGCTACAGGGTTTATCCAAAGAACTTCCTCCCTGCTCGCTCCTCCCTCTGCCTTCGCCTTGCGAGTATCCCGTTTCCAATGTTTCAGCCGTTCATCGTATAGCGTATGAGCATATCCGGACAGCAACACCGGACCCGGATGCCGATCCAGCGCGTCAAGCAGTTCAGCATGGTCAGCCTCCGTCATCTCGTAGCGATAACTGCTAGTCGTCCTCGTCGCCAAGATGTACGGCGGATCGGCGTATATCAGAACATTCGGGCGTCTGTAGCGCGGCAGCAATTCCAGCATATGCTGATTCTCGATTTGCACGCCTTTCAGCCGTTCTGCCACCGCCGCGACTTTTTCCGGGAAGCGAAGCCACTCCTTCCCCGGCAGCGGCCCATTGGCTTCAATCATGCTGCGCCATCCAGTCCGGTGCGCCGTCTTCCCACCACGGCCCTGCCATAGCCTCACAATGAGCCGCCGCGCCCGCTCGAGCTCGTCTTCTGCTTCTTCGTAACTTAGGTAGTATTCTTCCCGACTGTGCGGCGTCCAGCGGATAGCGTGCGCCAGCTCGTCCGGCCGCTCCCGAATAACCCGGAACAGAATCACAATGTCCCCATCGATGTCGTTTACCGTTTCAAGTCGGCTGCGTTCCTTCGAAAACAGGACTGCGCCGCTGCCGAAGAACGGTTCCAAGTACGTCTCATGTTCCGGCATATGAGAGATAATCCATTCGGCCATGCTCCACTTGCTGCCGGGATAATGTAAAATCCGTGGGATGCTCAAAATCTCCCCTCCCTCATCGATACTCTATATCGCCCCAAATTAAGAATATATGTTCGGTTCAAAGGCGCAATAAAGTCCCGTCTCTCCTTCTGCCTCCGCCGCGGTGGCGGATCCGGCAAAAGAACATAAACCGTGCCTATCACTCGTCCGGCATCGTCAGTGATGATGTCCCAAGGGACACCGTCGAAGTAAGGATCATGCATGGCATTCAAGCGATCACCCCTCTTACTTCTGCTTCTCGTAAACCTCTTCGAGCCATTCAATCAGCATCGTCATTTGCTTAATAACTAATGGGTTTTCTTGGTATTTATCACACAGGGCAGCGCTTGAGTCGGCCACCCACGCCCAGAACTGCGCATTTGTCATCCCATAGCGGGCAGCTGCCTGGTTTACCTGGTCGATCCAGCTCACGACATCCGCATAAAAGGCCTTGTAGTCCATAGGCTAAACCTCATCGATCCGGATATAGATTCCCGGCAGCTTGGCCCAAAATTTTTCCGCGACCAGGCTGACCACCTGCGCATCATCCTTCCAAAAGCCGCACGCGGTCATGCAATCGAAGAGCAGCTTCTGGCTGTTGTCAATGTCGGGCTTCGTGGCCTTGTATTCGCCGTCCAGCCGCTTACCTGTGAGCGGGAAGCACCACTTAACGATGAGCCGGACAGGCCCGGTATATGGTTTACCCGGAACTTGTCGCCCAAGGTGGGCCATCAGCTTCGCCCGGGCCGCTTTCAATTCGTCCGGCTCGTAGAATACCGGCTTGCCATTTACTACCGTTACCTGTTTCTGTTGATGCGTTACCGTCGGCACCTTTTTCATCGGCATGAAGAATTCAGTGGTCATCTTGTTCACCTTCAATCATCTCTTCCCAGTCGTTGATCGTGCCGCGTAGATAGCTCGGCGCTTCGTCGCTGGAGAACAATTCTTTCCGGTCGATGACGAATTTGACTTGGTAAACATCCTCGCCGTCTTTATTTCTGTATTTCGTGCCGAATTGAAGTTTCCCGGCTTTGTCATAGCAACGCATAAAGCTATTTCCGAATTCGATCATTTCCCCTTTTTCTTCTTCCCAATATTTTCTGGCATACGTTTTTGTTTTCGACATTTCTTTTCTCCCTTCTCTCGTCTCGCGGGCGTCAGTGATGTCAGAGAAGGGGTTGCGCCGCTCTCCTACGGCGGCAACCTTCTCTCTGACTTACAGTCATCATAAACATGATTTAATTCATTACTATAATTACTACGGGCGCGCGTTATATTTTTATATAATATATAGGGCCTCTACACTTGGCAGCAGTCGGCGGCGGCAACCATAAATTGATGGTGTTCGCCGCCATATTCATGTTTGACGGCGGTGGCGGGTACCATGTTTGTCGCCGTATATTGCTACATGGCGGCGGTGGAATTAATCATGGTCTTCGCCGCCGTCTTTCACGATCAAGCCGTCCTTCAGAACGTACCCATATCGCTTGATCCAATCTCTTACTGTTCGTTCGGAAACCTCTTTTCCGGACTTCCCGAACCACTCTACGACGTCTTTAACGGCTGGAGGTTCACCAAAATTACAGTTGTTCACCGCGTCCTCAAACTGCGCCTCCTTGGTACGGCGCTCCTGTTTTGCAGACGCTTTTCGTTTCTCGGTCGCCTTTTTCCATGGCTCCGATTCGCCGAACGGTTGTAAGTCTTTGAGACTGCCCACGTCGTCCACCTTATGAATCGGATACTGGAACCACATGTTCACCGGCTCGAATTTCGGATACTCCCGCAGCGTGCCCTCCACACGCCACGCTGAGCGGATGCGGACGCTGCGGACGGCCTGCTTGATGCTTTCTTTGGCCGCATCCATTTGAGCCGGAAGAGCTCGCTTGGCGTGGTCCTCCATGGCCCTCGCGCTCAGCAGATCGTCCTGGGATATATACTCTTCCAGGTAATCTGGATTGAATTTTTCAAAGAGCTGCTGATACACGGCACATATGGCCTTGTTCTCTTCCTGCTTCTGCAGAGCCTCCGTCACTTCCAGCTCCACCAGGTCAATCAACGCGTCCGGATCGCGGGCGAATACGCCGCTGCCGCTGGCACGGTCCATCGACTTCTTGCCACCCTGGGCACCCTTGCTGTGATGGTGACAGTAGATGACGCTGGCCCCCAGCTCCGTTGCGATCTTGTCAAATTGATTCGTGAAATGCGCCATTTGATCGGCGCTATTTTCATCTCCGGTCAGTACCTTGTAGATCGGATCGATGATGACCGCAATGTAACCTTTCTTGGCCGCGCGCCGGATCAGCTTCGGAGCCAGTTTATCCATCGGTACGCTCTTGCCCCGCAGATTCCAGATGTCGATATTTTCAATATTCCGAGGCGGGATACCCAGCGCCTGGTACACATCCTTGAAGCGATGCAAGCAGCTGGCTCTGTCCAACTCCAGGTTGACGTAGAGAACCTTTCCCTGTGTGCATTGCCAGCCCAGCCATTTGATGCCCTCAGCGATGGCAATACTCAATTCAATTAGCGCGAACGACTTGCCGGCCTTGGACGGCCCGGCCATGAGCATCTTGTGCCCTTGTCGTAACACACCCTCGATGAGAGGCGGGGCCAAGGCGGGCATGTTCTCCCAGGAATCCGTTAGACTCTCCGGATCCGGAAGATCGTCATTGATGCCTTCAATCCATTCATGCCACTCTGCCCAGCTCCCCTTACCAATGTTCACGTCCACGATGAACTGCTTCTTCCCGTTCCTCTCGACACCCGGCATCCGCGATAGCCGTGACGGGTTCCGGTTCTGATTATCAATGTTCAAGCCGTTCTTTTTGCAGACGTTATAAAGGTAGTCCACCCTTTTCCGGTACTCATCGTAGTTGGCCGCTTCGATGCGGACGATCGCGTGCAGGCTCTTCCCGCCGCTGTATACCATGACGGCAATCGGCAGCTCCAACTCGCGCATGATGGCGTTTTGCTTCTCGATGTCCATCGTGTCCGACTCGACCAGGGCATAACGGAATTCGGTTACGTTCTCGTTCTTTATGCCCCGACCGTCTAGCGGGTTGAACCGGATCCAGGCCCCCGCAGCCGGGTCGTAATCGCCCAGAACGGACCCAATATCGCCGTTGCATTGGTTAAGACATTGAATCAGCTCGCCGGCCGTTCGGTCCCATGCCCCTTTGGTAGGAAGGTATTTACCGTCGTCATTCTGCCACGTATCCACGACGTAGCCGACGTTTTCGGACGCTTCGAACAGCGTTTCCAGATACGTGGTAAGCTGCTGCACCGGGTTCCATACGGCCGGCTCGTGGATCTCTTTACCCTCAATCCAGTTCCTATCCACGACGACATAATCGCCGCCGGCAATCTCGTCGTCCCAACCAAGTTCGCGCTCCTCACGATCCGCAGAGCGCGGCATCCAGCCGTTATCCTTCGCCATTTGTGTGATCGTCGCACCCGTTACCGGATTGCCCGCTCCTTCAAAAGACGTCCATTTCTTGAAGCATTCGCCGGGATGGTAACGGGCTCCGTCCCGTTTGCTCCAATCGTCCCAGTCGCTCGCCGTATAGCCTTCGTATTTGAGCGCCATGCCGACGTTGAGCCATTCTTGGTAGCTGAGAAAGGATGGATCGACGTAGGAAAGAAGTGCCATAAGGTCAAGTTTGTGTTCCATTTGATCCTCCAATATCCTTGACATCGCCGAATTGTTTATTAGAATTCTTGTCGTTCATTAAAAATTTACTTATAATAAAATAGTTTATACTCTGGTAATGAGGGAGATTTCTTATGAACATAAAAGAAATAATTATGAAATACAAAGAAGGAAATAGTCTCGATAAACTCGGAATAATAGGTAATTTCGTCACAATCATAACGGCTGCGATAACCCTTGTAACAGGTCAACTTCTTGCTTTTGAATTTGTTATTAAAGAAACAACATTTATAAGAATTTCTTTCTATACGGCAACAATGGGACTTTCTCTCTTACTTCTTTTTATTTTCTTAAAATCTCTATCGCTTTTTATAAAGACATTTAAATCTTTCATGCTTCAAATAGCTGTATTCCTTATTTCATTCGCCTTTCTTTCGTTAATACTAACTACTATTTGGAGTTTTGTTCTTACAATTCAGTAAGTTCTATTCAACTACCCCTCCTGTTGCTTATTCTTCGGCGTACCTCCAAGCGGCAGTACATAAAAAGCTAAGCCGATTTAAAGCGACAGACCTACCAGTACGTACCAGGCGTAGATCACAGCCTCTTGCGAAATTATCAACAATGATTTCTCTCATGGATAATCACTCCCCACGATATTCTTTAGGATTGACGCCGTCCGGCACGCGCCAGCCATTGCCGGCAATGCGGTCGATCAGCTTCTTCGCACTTTCAAACGACCAGGTGCCAACATGTTCGAATCCCCGCTGCTCCAGGAACCGGATCTGCTTAGGCGTGGTCAACCCTTCCGCCCGCCGTTTGTCCAGCCTTTCCAATAACTTTGTCGCCTTACCGGCGTTGTCGATTTCATCCGGGAAGATGCCCATCTTTTCCAGAGTCTTGATTTGCTTTTCAGAAGGCGGGGCCATCTCCCAGCCGAACGACGGCACATAGCTGGACAGGTCTTCCGCTTGAATACTCATTTCAAATTGCAGCGGATCCACCAGCTTCCGCTTGCGGCGCTTCATCTCTTCGAGTTGCTTTGCCAGGGCTTCCTCACGCTGAGCAACGACGTCTTCCGCTGCCTGCTTCTCGACGGTTTCCAAGTCCAGCGGGATGCCGGCTTCTTCGATCTGCTTGGTCATGGCCTTGGCTATTTCCTCATTCTCCGCGATGAGATGCGCCGGGTGGCATAACTCATGCCGTTCGGTATGCCAAAGGAAATCTAATAGCAATAATTCAGTTTTGCCTGGGAATAGTCGGGTACCGCGCCCGACCATCTGGCTATATAAGCTGCGGACCTTCGTCGGCCGCAAGACAACGACGCAATCCACGCTGGGACAGTCCCAGCCTTCGGTCAGCAGCATTGAATTACAAAGGACGTTGTATTTGTCGTTCTCGAAATCTTCCAATATTTCTGCCCGGTCCTGCGATTCGCCGTTCACTTCCGCAGCGCGGAATCCGACTTCATTCAGGATGCGGCTGAACTTCTGGCTAGTCTTAACCAGCGGCAGGAAAACGACGATTTTCCTGTCCTGGGCGACGCGCCACATTTCGGCCGCGATCTGCTCCAAGTACGGATCCAATGCCGTGCCCAGGTCTCCGGCTGAAAAGTCGCCGGACTGCTGTCTGACAGCGGATAAGTCCAATTTTAGCGGGATGGTCATCGCCTTTATCGGGCTGAGAAAGCCCTCCTTTATCGCCTTGGGCAGCGTGTACTCATAGGCCAGGCTCTCAAAATACGAGCCCAGATTCCTCATGTCGCCCCGGTCCGGCGTGGCCGTCACGCCCAGGACGTTGGCCGATTCAAAATATTGCAGCACCCGCTGATAGCTGTCCGATATACAATGATGCGCCTCATCGATGATGATGGTATCGAAAAAGTCCTTGTCGAACTGCTGCAGCCGCTTTTCCCGCATCATAGTCTGTACACTACCGACCACAACCCGGAACCAACTGCCGATCGATGTCTGCTCTGCCTTCTCCCGCGCACATTTCAAGCCAGTGGACTTCTCCAGCTTGTCGGCAGCCTGATCCAGCAGCTCCCCCCGGTGTGCCAGGACGAGCACACGCTCGCCCTTTCTCACCCGGTCCTCAATCACCTTGGAAAATACAATCGTCTTGCCGCAGCCGGTGGGGAGGACGAGCAGCGTCCGCTGAACGCCCTTCTCCCATTCGGCTTGAATAGCGCTGCGCGCCTCCTGTTGATAGGTTCTAAGCTCCATGACAACCCCCTAAAACTGACCCGCTGACCAGTTTCCCCCTTGCTGTCCGGTCGGGAACGGCTGCTGGTATTGTTGCTGTGGTTGTTGCTGATAGTTCTGTTGCGTTTGCTGTGGTGGGATAGCGTTCCCTTGTGCATGCTTCAAGTACTCGTCGTATGGATAAAATCGTTTGACTTGATTATTAACAAGCTCTCGCCCATCTTTCGTGTACTTGTTGTGTTCAAGTTGGCAACGACCTTTTGCGCCAATCACAGCATTCCAGTTCATGCGCAGTGGCTCGCCTTTCTTCTTCTGCCCGATTGCGCTAAAGAATGCGGACAACAGTCCTTCTGTTTTGGTGTGAAGGAACAGGTTATGAAACACGGTTACGTTGCCATTCTTCGGACAATGGATCGTCAATTCGAGCTTAGCCTGATTACATGGAGGCAAGTTTGCGCTGCCAGAGAATCTAGCGCGTTCGAACTTCGCAACGGTGAAATTGTAGTCGCCTTCAGGGAGCAGTATATACTCCCCGCCGTCCTTCTCAATCGTGTCGTCCCATCCCAATTCTCTTTCAATATTTTGACTCATGTAAAATTCCTCCTGTGTTATCAATTGAATGGAATCTGATTTCTAGCTTCTTGAATCATGTTGAACACTTGAGGCCAGGCCCCAACCAGTACGCCCTCGACAAATCCAGGATCATAGTTGATAATTGGCGTATCCACTGGATAGTAGCCTTTTTGGCTTACGGCGATCTGGATCTCATATTCCTGAACCTGGTGTTGAATCATCAGGTCCCGCAGCGAGCGCGGAATGTTCGGATCGAGTGCCGGCGCTTCATCCACTTGCGGCCGCGGCTCAATCGGTGCTGCCTGCGAGTGGGTGGCCGTCATCTGCTGCGCCGGCGCGGAAGCGATTCCCGGCGTCGTTTGCGCCGCGGTCTCGACGGTCGCCGGTGGTGTCGCTGGCGTGGCCTGCGCTGTCGGCGTGGATCCGGAGCCATTGAAGATATGTGCAATATAGGAATAGTCCAGCGGAAATTCATCCGGCAGCCCGTGGCGGTTTTTCGCGTCCCACGCCGGGTGATGCGTAGCGTAGACCGTGCGAGCTCCGCCCTGTCCCTTATGCTTGCGCCCCTTATCGTCAACGGCAACACTGAACGTTTTATAATTGATGAACAAGACCATGTCAGCCCATTCCTTGACCAGCGGTGCCGTTCGGGAACCGGTCTTTTGCCCGAGCTTTAGCTGATACCGGTCGTAAGATCCCATCTCGTCCGGCTGCTCGAATTTCACGATTTGGGCATGAGCGGTCAATACGACATGAATGCCGCCCTCGATAACATCGCTAAGCAGATTCAGAAAACGGCCGAATTCCTCCGCAACGTAAATGTACCCTTTCCCATAACCGAAATCCTCGACCCCCTTCTTGTTGTGCTGTGCGCAGACGCTTTCCACGCATAGCATTTCGGCCCAGTCGATTGTGTCGATGACCAATGTACCGAACCGGCCCGCCTGTTGCTTGACCCAGCTCACCTGTTGCTTGAGCATTTCCCAACTCGTCGGCTTCGGTAAGCGATCAACGTCCATTTCCGTTGTCGATCCCTCCGTGTCGATAAAAATCGGGCGCGGGAACTGTGCAGCCAACGAGGATTTCCCAATACCCTCCGGGCCGTATAGAACCACTTTCTTCGCCTTCTGTACTTTTCCGCTGACCACTTCAAACATGATTAAAATTCACCTGCTTTCCAAGTCTTCGGCTCGGCGGCCGCCGGCGGCTGTTCAACCTGCTGCGGCTGCCCGGCAACATAACCGTCTTCGATGATGATGCTGCATTCATCGCCCGTGCTGACGCGCGTCGCGATGGCTTGCAATCCTTCCTGTTCCAGCCATTGGCCGAATTCGCGAAGGGTATCGATATCCATCTGTTCCAATTTGTCTAGTAGGATAAAACCACAATCTGGTTTAAGCCTACGAACAATAGAGGTGGCCACAATTAGCTGTTCAGCGCCGCTCATGTTGTCCCACTTCTGGCTGTTATAGACCAGTTCCCCGTCCTCAACGGACAGCCCAGGCAGCGGCAGGTTCGCATTCGTCAGCAGATCGTTTTTTTGCTGGCGAATGGCGGTAATCTCGGCGGTCAACTGGTCATATTGGACCCGGTAATCGCTGGCATCGGCCTCGGCTTTGTCTTTGTCCAGATTCGCCCGGACCTTCCGGTTAATCTCGTCGATTTGCCTGATGTTGGCCTCCAACTCTGCGGTTGATTCATCGACCAAATCCAGGGCGTCCTTCTGTGCTATCTCCAAGTCCGCGCCGAGTTGCACGTATTTGGCCTCTGCCTGAGCCAGCAACGAGCGTAGCCGTTCAATCTCTTGCCCTTGGCTGGTGTACTCTGCCTGAATTTGCGTCAGCCGCTGCCGCTTGTGCTGATTCTCGCCGTTGCGGGCAAGTATGTCCTGCTGCTGGCGAATCAGTTCCGACGCGGAAATCGGCTCTTTCGGCGCGTCCGGAAAGTACGGCTGTTCCTTGGCAAACTTCTCCTTCTGGTCTGCGATCTGACCGATCGCATGGCGGCGGTTATAAATCTCTTGCTCCTTGACCTCCAGCTCGTGAAGCTGGTCACCGACGCCGATAATGCGCAGCAGGATGTTGGCTTTCTCCTTGTTAGAGGCGTGCATGAACTTAGGCAAGTCGATCGCCAGCTCCTCGACGAAGCTGTCTAGCAGCTGCTGCCCGCCTTTCTGCCCGTTCGGGTCGATAACCTTCAGGTCAGAGTTCTTCCCCTTCCGCTCCACGATCAGGCCGTTGGATAAAACAATGTGCAGATAAGGCGGCACCGCCGACCCTTCGCGTGCGGCCTGGGAAGGCCGATACTTATTGCCTCCCAATCCCCATTGAATGGAGTCCAAAATGCTCGTCTTGCCTTGCCGATTCTTGCCGCCGACGATGGTCAGGCCGTTGGCTGTGGGCTCTATTTTGACCGCTTTGACTCGTTTGACATTTTCGATTTCGAGCTTGTTGATTTTAATCATCTTGCTCCCCACTTTCGTTTATCTGAATAACGTCTTACAATGGCTTCAATTTGATCCGTCATTGCGTATGTGATCGAGCCGTTGCTCAGCTTCAACTTGTGCCAAGTCCGAGCGACGCCCCAGATATCCACGACTTCGGCGGTGTCGCCCGACTTGAGCTTGACTTCGTCTCCTTTTAAAACGATCATGATCCTTAGTCAGCGTTCGACTGCTCAAGCAGCTTTTGCCGGCGATCGGCAATGAGGTTGATGCACCCAACGCAAATGATTCTATCGCGCGCGAACCTTTTAAGGCTCTGTTCCGTCGAGCCGCAAAGGCTACAGCCTGCCCCGTGCTTTTGCAGCACAATGCGCTCCCCATCCGTATAGATTTCGATTGCATCCTTCTGGCTGATATTCAGAGTCCGGCGCAGCTCCATTGGAATAACGATGCGCCCAAGGCTATCAAGATTACGTACAATACCAGTCGATTTCATTGATTTCTCCTTCCGCCAGTGCTAAACTGGCTTTGAATATGGATTGATTATGCTTAATTAAGGTGTGGGGCCTTAATTAAGCCTTTTCTTTTAATCTCAAAGCTACAGCCTCTTTTGAATAAGGCATTAACTTGGCTCTAGCCTTTTTTACAGCGTTCGACGCCGCGAGAATATGAGTAAATGATCCGAGATAATTCTTTTTACCGTTAATCTCTATCTGAGCAATCCATTTTCTGTCTTTTTTACTCCAGTACACCCCGAGTATCCCAGACCTGCTATTCCGTTGAGCACTCTTTAGATTTTGCTGATTCTCCGAATTGTTCAGAATTCTAAGGTTGCCCCTTCTATTGTTAAGGGTGTCATTGTTAAAGTGATCAACCTGTAGATCGTCTGGACATGACGTCAACCAACGATGCAGGTAAACTGTTATCCTTTTCCCGTCTGGCTGCTGAATTTTACCGCGGCAATAAAAACCGCTGATTGTTGGATCCCAATGGATGCACCATGTGTTAGGAAATTCCTGTGCCTTAGGTAAATCAACAGTATCAATGAGTGTTTCTTTCAGACCGTATTTAGGGCTGTTTATGAAGATTGCTGTTACGTGACCTCTGATTTCAAACTTGTTTTTTATCTCTACCGCCTCCCCGCAAGGAGCTGTTTTTCATTCCGTAGCCTGCCCGCAGCCCGTAGGTACTGCTGGCGGTAAATCTCGCGAGCCCGGATGCATTGTGTTGTATCCCGCAGCTGCAACAGGTTCAGGCAAACTCGTAAACGCTGCTTTCTCGTCATACCCTTCTCACCTCCTCGCCGAAGTGTAGGTTCAGAAACTCAACCAGTGCGGCATAGGAACGGCCATATTCGTTTTTGCCGTGTGTGTACTCCACGTTCCGTAAGAAATTTTTCATTGTCCCGGAGAAACAGCCGCGAGTAACCAAAATTCCGTTATGACCTCGATATGCGGTCAGAATCCCATCTTCGGAGCCAATTGGGCCGACTGTAACCAAGTCACGACTAGATTCTATGTGTCCCCGATGGATGCAGCACGGCACTCTGATTTCAGCGTCTTTCACCATGTCGCCCCTAATGTAAGCGTAGTTGCCGATCTCTGACCTGCAAACTTGTGTGTACCCAGTGATACAAGCGTGTTTGTATACCCAACTGCGATCCTCTACACGGGCGTGATATTCCACTTTTGCACTGCCAAAGACATCGGAATTATCAATGATGGCGCTATCGGAAACCAGGCTGTTATCGTATACGCTTGAGTTGTTCATGACTTTCGCATTGTTGCAGACTCGGCCGCGGCCAAATACCGCCGACTCGTCGTAAACCCAGCATTTCCCCTCATGATCGAGATTGTTTTCTGATTCAATCCATCCGCCCAGGTCGCCGGCCTTGACGTCGCCGAAGTCACGTACCGCCCGGATGCGGTGAAGAGTGGCCCCCTCGGCGATGCGGATAGATGTCTCGCCCGTGAACTCGTATTTCTTTTGCACGTCGTTCCCCTCCTACAATTGATAGCCTATCTTCTCGGCCTCGATGGTCGCCCAGGTCACAAACGGGAACCAATCTGCATCGATTCCGGAGTGGATGTACCTGGCGGCCAGGTGATCCAGCAGTTCATCGGGAATAGTCATGGAAGAAGCCGCCCTTCCTTTTATGCTGGTCACAGGCTACAACATCAACAGGTATAAGCTCGCCCTCTCCTTCTGACTTTCGAGCAAAAACTGTTCCCCTCGTCGTAGCTGGTTTAGAGCAGTTTCGGTAATTGCAAGTCCCTAACTCGGATGATTCTTCTTGACCCGCAATCACGATGACCACCCGGGCCTGCTTCAGCATGTGATCCACCGAACAACACAGGTCAGGCCCTACTTTCCAGGCCGCTTGCCCGAAGTAAATTTCCTTTTCGCATATCGGGCAATGGTCGATGACTTCCTTGCTAGTGCTCATATGGCTTCGCCTCCTCAAACGCGCGGCGGCCAATTCCACTGGTCGTAATCATCCCCGCGCTTAACGTTTTGCGCAAAAATAATTCCAGCAGGATTGAAGATACACAGATGCACTGTCTCGTCGTCCACAACACCCGTAATAATGGCCGCACGCGGCGCAATTCCGACAAAATGGACGATCCGTCCGATTGATGGCTTTTGATTCATGCTTTTTCCTCCTAATGATTTTTTGGCTAACATTTATCCAAGCCGTTAAGCCCTTCCTTTCATCGGCTGAGTCAGCTTGTCGATTCGTGCTCGAATCTCTTGCTCCCATTCCGCATCACCTGATATATGGGCGATATATCCCAAGTTGTTGAGCTGATCCAGACGCTCCACCAACTTGGCATTTGCCTGGATGCATTGAATCATTTCAGCCTGTTCTTTTGATGTCCAGGAGCGTTCTTGCTGGATGAAATGCAATTCCGCCATCCGGCGGTGAATCGGGTGGATTCCGATTTTGATGTCGGTCATGGCAATTCTCCTTTACATCGATGGTTGTTCCCTCAGCCACTGCTCTAGGAACCCCCGTGTTTCCCTTGCGGGGAACAGCCATTTTGTTTTTACTTTCCGTTTGGGAAAACGAGGATCGTAGAAAAAGGTATCCTGAATAAAGTTCCAGCTCATGCATGTTCGCCGTTGTAACTCCGCTGAGTCCCAAAAAACGTGTTCTGCGTCAGCTTCCTTGACCAGTTCTTCTATCTTGTGCGTGAGCATTTGGCGGACTTCCCTTTCGTCTACTTGGACAGAAATCATGGTGTATCACCTCGTTCGACCAGTTCTTTTAGTTCCCACAAATCTTCAATCGTGACATCAATATGGAAATTCAAGAATTCTTCGCGGGAAACTGTTGTTCTGATACCGTTGATTTCTAAAAAATACGGACCTTTGTAAGTAAGTGCCGATTGCAAAATACCGGCCATATCCTCAAGTCGCACCGCAACCTGTACTTTATCCAAACTCCTACGCCTCCAAATTCTTTTTTAAATAAAGCACCAAGTAAAAGGAATTTTAAGCTGACAGCCGACGCTGCAATTTAGCGTAATAGCCAGTCAGCATCTCTTTCCGCTGCTGAAAATCCGGCATGGCTACAATCAAACCAATGTCCACGCGTTGAAGAGCTTCAATCGCTTGGATTTGAGTCGTATTCAGATATGGACGGATAGATTCTCCCTTTGCGATCCCGTTTGCCTCTCGAAACTGCTTTGCATTCATGCCGAGGACAATCCGGTTGATCATGTCAGCCTCGTTTGAAAAATGATAATGCTTTGGTTCTTCGTGCGCGTTCATGATTGCCTCGGTAAAGGCTGGATGTTCGAGCTTGGCACCTTGTAAGGATTTAATGAAGGATTCCATTTGATTGAAGCGTCGAATGTAGGCTTCTTTAAATCGCATTGCTTTTGCCCCTGTAAATCCCATTGCTAAAATAGTAAAACCATCTTTTGTCATGAGATATTCAGGGTTCCATTTACCAGAACCATCGCGATATTTACTGCGCTCAAAATTGAGTTCAGTGAAATCTTCACTGACCCCACTTGTGGGTTGAGTGATTTCATCGATTGAGCGAAGAATGTTTCGATGTTCGCGCCCGAATTCTTCCGCCACTTGCCGGCTGCTGCAATACGCCCTACCTTTACGTTCATAAAGCCCACAATCTGGATTGAGGATAAGCTTGCTCATTGGTCCACCTCACTTTCTGTACTTGTTTTTCTCACCCGGGCTGTACAAATTCGGTTCATCTCACTAACTCGTCAACAGTACAGCCAAGAGCATTTGCAATTTTCAAAAGCTTATCAGCTGTAGGCCCCGATTCCTTTTCACCTAGGCTATAAATAACCGACATGGTAATACCGCTCTCTTTGCTCAAACGGTATCGCGTCCAGCCTTTGGCCTTGAGAAGTCGATCAACGTTTTTCTTAACTGCTGTCCCCATTTTTCATCACCTCCTGAAAACAATAATATCTCATATGAGATATTTACTCAAACAAGATATTATCTCATTTGAGATAATATAATTCAAAATTCACTCCTAGGAGTTAATTTGTCCAAGAAAATAGCTGATTATCTTTTAAATCCTTCCAATAACTTGACATTATTATCTCCTTCGAGTTAATATATCTCTAAACAGGAGTAACTCAAATACGATACATGGAGGTATAAAGGTGGAGATTGCAAAACAAATTGAGAAGCTTATGAAGAGAAACAAGGTTACAAGGCTGAAATTATCAAATGATACAGGAATTCCTTATACAACCCTTACGCAAATCATCAACGGGAGAACTAAGAACCCTCAAGTAAAAGCGTTGGAAACTATAGCGGAGTATTTTAAAGTCTCCTTAGATTACATTCTTGGTAAATCGATTTTTGCCTTAATTGAAAGTCGACTTTCGGAACTTAATATGTCTATTGAAGATTTAGAAAAAGCGATGGAGTTACCTCAAGGCATGATCGAAAGTCTTGATTCTTTTCCGCCTGCACCTTGGGACTATGAATCAGGTGAATTAATTGATCAGCTCGCCAAAGCTCTCAAGATGGATCCAAAAAAGTTATCAGCGGCATACGCTCGCCAAGAACCACCTGTATATGATGGGCCCGCATTAAGTCCTGCGGAGGCTTTTGGGGAATTTCAAAATCACTTCACTAATGAAAAAAGTGATGAACCTGAAACTATTGCAGCCCACCATGATGGAGAGGAATGGACTGAGGAAGAGCTCGAAGAAATTGAGCGATTCAAAGAATTTATCCGCATGAAAAGAGCAAAAGACAAGCAGGAGTGATGTCATGGCGTATGAGTTGCTACTGAGAGAGGCGGAACAACAAGGGGTTGAAGTGTACGAACTGCCTCTAAAGGGTGGGTTAAAGGGTCTGTACCACAGGAATGCTATTTGCATAAACCGCCGCCTCTCTCGAACAACAGAAAAAACTTGTATCCTTGCCGAGGAGCTGGGCCATTACTATACATCGGTCGGAAACATTCTTGACCAATCTGACATTCGCAATCGTAAGCAGGAGTTGCGCGCCCGGGACTGGGCTTGTCAAAGGCTTGTACCATTGGACAAATTTATCGAAGCATACGAAGCCGGCGTCCGCAACCGTTATGAATTGGCCGAATACCTTGATGTAACTGAAGATTTCATTGAGATGACACTCAATTATTATCGAAGGAAATACGAACACTGCGCCGTCATCAGGAACTACATAATATTTTTTGATCCTTTAGCTGTCGCCAAAATGATAGAGTACTGAACCTTTCGCGCTTCCCAGCCGTAAGGCTGTTTATTATACACACTAAACAGAACATTCGTTCGGAAAGGAGCGAAAAGGATGGCTTACTTTCGTAAGCGAGGAGAAAAGTGGGAGTATCGAATTAAGTATACTGATAAACGAACCGGGGGAGTGAAAGAAAAGTCAAAGGGAGGCTTCCGAACCAAAAAAGAAGCACAGCTCGCGGCCCAAGAAGAAGAAAAAGCCATCAACTATTTTGGTTTCGCATCTGACGGAGAAGAAGACGTAAGCGCCTACTTCGAACAGTGGCTTGAGACTTACAAGAGGCCCCACGTTAAGCCGATAACTTTTACTGTACAAGAACGAAATGTGCGGCTGAACATCTTGCCGCGCTGGGGGAACTACAAGTTGAAAGACTTGAAACGGAACGAGTATCAGCAGTGGATTAATGAACTGCGGGAGCATTACAGTGAAGGCACCGTGCGTCGCATTCACAGCATTATGAGTTCAGCCCTCTATGACGCTGTGCATGAATTTCAAATTATGAGAGAGCATCCACTACAACGAATCAAAATACCAAAGGAAATCGAGAAAAGTAAAAAGATAAAATTCTTTACCCGGGATCAACTGGATTTATTTTTAAAAACCGTAAAAACTCCAGTAAAACATGCGAAGTATCAGCTTTCCATTCAGTATTACGCTTTGTTTACTCTTATAGCGCGAACAGGGCTACGAATTGGGGAAGCACTCGCATTGACATGGGAGGATATTGACTTAAAAAAACAAACACTGACCGTTAACAAAACACTCGTTTATCCGCTTAATTCAGAACCGTATATATCTACGGCGAAGACGGAGAGAAGCGAAAGAACAATAAAGCTGGACGAGCATACCATCAAAGTGCTAAAACGCCACCGAACCAACCGAAAGGAAGTGGTTCTTAGATATGGGGACTACAAGCCGCCAAAGGATGACATCGTATTTTATCAACAGGATGGAAGATGGCTCCGAACAAATGTTACCCGGGAATATTTCAAAGAAGTATGTAAGCGTGCCAACCTTCCGGTGCTCTCGCCGCATGCACTACGTCACTCGCATGCCGTCCACTTGCTGGAGGCTGGTGTAAATATAAAATATGTGTCCGAGCGACTTGGACACGCAAGCGTAAAAGTCACCGCGGACACATACTTACACGTAACAAAAAAAATAGAGGACGAAGCGTTGGAACTGTATGGTCGCCATATTAACAATATTTAATGGGGGCAAAATGGGGGCAAGCCCCAATTTCCACCCCCGTAAACGCCTTTTATTCCTTGCCCCGTAAGGCTTTACCCGATACTGCCTTCCATCTCCAATTTGATGAGACGGTTCATCTCAACCGCATATTCCATTGGCAATTCTTTCGTGAACGGCTCGATAAAGCCCATGACAATCATCTGGGTCGCTTCGTCTTCCGTCAATCCGCGGCTCATCAGATAGAAGAGCTGATCCTCCGACACCTTGGATACGGTCGCCTCATGCTCCAATTGAATATTGTCATTCATGACTTCGTTATACGGAATCGTATCGGACGTGGATTGATTATCCATGATGAGCGTATCGCATTTGACATTGGCCTTGGAGCCTTCGGAATTCCGGCCGAAGGACGCGATGCCGCGATACGTTACTTTGCCGCCGTGCTTCGAGATCGACTTGGATACGATTGTCGATGTCGTGTCCGGCGCCAGATGCAGCATTTTCGCGCCTGCATCCTGGTGCTGGCCTTTGCCCGCTACCGCGATGGAGAGCACCGAGCCTTTGGCTCCGCGGCCCTTCAAAATAACGGCCGGGTATTTCATCGTCAGCTTGGAGCCGATGTTGCCATCCACCCATTCCATGTTCGCGTTCTCTTCGCAGACCGCGCGCTTCGTAACCAGGTTGTAAATATTCGGGGCCCAGTTCTGAATCGTCGTATAACGGACGCGGGCGTTCTTCTTCACGATAATCTCGACGACCGCGCTATGCAGCGAGTTCGTGCTGTAGATCGGAGCCGTGCAGCCTTCTACATAGTGCACAAAGCTGTCTTCGTCGGCAATGATGAGCGTGCGCTCGAATTGCCCCATGTTCTCGGAGTTGATGCGGAAATACGCCTGCAGCGGGATTTCGCATTTGACTCCCTTCGGCACATAGATGAAGCTGCCCCCGGACCATACCGCGCTGTTCAATGCAGCGAACTTGTTATCCGCCGGAGGAACGACCGTGCCGAAGTGCTCCTTGAAAATTTCCGGATGCTCGCGCAGGGCCGAGTCGGTATCCATGAAGATAACGCCTTGCTCTTCGAGATCCTTTTGCATGCTGTGATAGACGACTTCGGATTCATACTGCGCGGATACGCCGGCCAGGAACTTCTGCTCCGCTTCCGGAATTCCCAGCTTGTCGAACGTCTCCTTAATCTCCGCCGGCACTTCCTCCCACGTCTTGCCCTGCTTCTCGGAAGGACGAACATAATATTGAATATCATCGAAATCCAGTTCATTCAGATCGCCGCCCCAACGCGGAAGCGGCATTTTCTCAAATTGCTTCAGCGACTTCAAGCGGAAATCAAGCATCCAGTCCGGCTCCCCCTTAATCTTGGAGATTTCCCGGACGATTTCCGGAGTCAATCCTTTGCCGGATTGGAAAATCGATTGGTGATTATCGCGAAAGCCATATTTATATTCCTCAAGTTCTGGCATTTCTTTCGCCAT